GCTTCCTTAGGCTGTGTGGTAAAATCAAGAAAACCTTTAATCTCAGCATCTGACATTTTATAGTTATTCCTTAATTCGTTCACTGTATTGTTCAAATGCATTTCTGTCTGCATCTGAGCCTGTTGTTTAGCCATTTTCTTGGATACTACTTCATTCGCCATGTTTTCAATTTTATTTTTAACATATTGACTGGAAGCAGAACCATCTTCTGTAAATGCATCCCAAGGGTTGAATTCGTCTTTGCCTATACCGGGAGCTGATTCCTGTGCACCTTGCGGATTTGCAATGCCATCTTGCAATGTCTGTACCAAGTCAGGTCTCGACTCCAGAAGATTCACCAAAGGTTCATACTTTTTCAAACTATCTAATTCCGCTTGTGAGCGGTCATACATAGACTGAAATTTACGTACCTCTGCCTCATCTACTAAAGCCGGAGCTTCCTCGGGGACATTTGCAACCTGTTCTCCAGATTGCTCTGCAATGACCTCATCCACCAATGAACTTTCATCTCCATACGCTGTAGCTTCGACATTCGCCTCAATTTGTTCTAACGATTCCATGTTTTACTCCTTTAAGATGTCTCTAGGATTTTAGAGTAGAACCAGTTGCCTTATCAGCCTCACGGTTGATTCGGTTCGCTAATTTCTCTACCTCGAGCTTCACCTCTGTTTCAAGTTTATTACGTTGTACTCTTCTATCCGCTTTAGAATCGGAATTAACTTCGGAAAGTCGAGATTTAAACTTCTCAACCTCCACACGTTTCCTATCCTGTACGGATTCTCTTTGGGCTGTTTGCAAGTCTCCTTGCAAATTCTTTAACTGACCTTCAAGGGCTTGTATCTGAGACTGCATCTGTTGTTTCTCGTCTGTACGCCTCATAATGCCCTCCTTGTCAAAAATTTCCGGGTTCTTCTTGAGAACCTCATACCTGTCCACAATACCCAACTGGAAAGCCTCAAGATAAACACTGAGCTCTGCCCATTTATTTGTCGGCATTGTTGAACCGGGTTCAATTCTTATATCATGCTGTTCAATATTATATTTCTCTTTCTTGATGTCAACCACAGCACCGGATACATCAGTATAAAAATTAACCATAACATCCGTCTGGTCATTATTTGGCTGTGCAAGGCGAAACATTTTCTTATAGCTGTAATGCCCCTTAGACAAATTATAAATAACTTTTCCAAGCCTGTTAATAGAGAACTCTATGTCTCTCAGCTTTGATTTGGGTCTTTCACTACCCAAGGCTATCATTCTCTCCGTACCCCGAACAGTATCAGGAGCTTTATCTGAAAATCCGTGCATCATCTCGGGTAAGCCGAATATAAAGTCAATGTAAAACTCACATTGCTGTATTAACTTGTAGAATTCACCAGCTAGTGGTGATGGTTGTGGATAGTGCGGCTCACCCTGAGATGAATCTATTTCAATAACGGCATTGGGATTAGCCCAATCCTGCTCCAACTGCGATATATCATCAACACTACCAATCGGAACTAATAATTTTAAACCAGCAGATGCCTGAGCATGAGACAGCGCAAGAGACCACAATTTATTAAGAAGTCTCTGCATTGGTCTTGCCCTAGATATATCTGACTTAGGATAAGGGGTACCAGTCCAAACATTTGGAAGTGGAACAACAGGATAAATGTCTGAATTAAGAATATCCTCATAAAGAACTATCTCGCCTATCGAAGCACAAACTTTTACTCTAGTTTGATAAACCTGAGCAACTTCTAAGAATCCAGATTCTAATACATCTCTATGCTCTTCAGAAAACTGAGTGAATTCTTCTTCAGACAGTACCAATTCTTCACCATCCTGAATATTTACGACATGATAAAAAGGAACTTTTACTTTATAGAATCTTTCAAGTATCTGATACTTCTTAACATTCATATAATCTTTATCCTTCACCTCGGCGGGAGTAAAGACTTTCATTGAATTCTTGTTTTGCGCCGATGGATAATCTTCGCCGTTAGACTCGGAGTGCTCAGAAATACTATGCAACAGACCATCAGATACTTCACCAGTCATTGGGTCTACAACATCATCTAATTCCGGGTAAAGATTAATGACCTGTTCACCTGTCAGGATTGTAGATATAATAATACCGTCAGCATCATCATGCCAGCGGTTTCGCGAAGAAGGAGAAACGTATACCCTGAATGGGTCAAGATATGTGAACTTTACATCGCCTTTCCCGAAATTAGATTCTCTATCAATATAAGTATATAAATAACCCATACCAGTGGTAGCATAATCATGTATGGCTTGCTTCATTTGAGCATCGCCGTCTGATATTTGCCAGATATACCCAACAATAGTTCGCCAAACACTGGCAACCTTAACATCGGAGTCTTCTCTTGGGGTTATTGTAAATGCTGGGGGTCTCGCTGTGAGTACAGCCTTAAATTTTTCAACTGCGGATGATGTTCTGTCCATTGGGACATCTGCTTGATTTCTAGCCTGTAATTCATCTGATTCATCCGATGTAAAATGATTACCAAGATAAAAATCAATATCTTTACGAGCTTCTTCTTCCCAATCTACACGAGCATCGCTCCATTGATTGAATAGCTCCTGATTATATTCCGCTCTAGAATCTTTTTCCATATTAGGCATATTTATCTTAGTGGAATAGAGCCCCGTCCCTGATTAAGAGGATGCAAATAATCACCACTTGACTCTATAGCTTCGCCTTCACCACGGATTTGAAGTTCTCTTATAAGTTCCATTAATTTATTTGCCTTCATCGCATTCAGGCTATCTTGTGCCTCTCCTATTGCTCTTAACGAATCTTGTGGGCTTAGGCTATCTAAAGCACTTGCGGCATCAGGCATCCCTCCACCCGCACCCTGAATTACAGAACCAGCATACATAGACGGGTCAGCTTGTCTTTGGTTAATCCCTAGCGGGTCATTAGGGTCTTGAACTAAATCTCCGCCCTGATATCCCCTCGGCATTCTAAATCCACCCCTATATTTCCGGAGTTTCCTAGCATCCAAAAGCATCCTTTGTTCTTCTTCTATTGCTTTTTCTATTGCTTTCGACGCGTCATATCTAGGACGATTTGCCAAGATTGTTTTTGCAAAGTCTGGTATTTCCAAAGTTATATCTTGCGGCACCACTTCTTCATTGGCATCATGTCGGTACTTACCAAGAAGACCCGCCGATTGTTGTTTTCCAGCCCTAATCAACCCCTCAACCAATGTAGATAGAGCTCCTTTCTTATTCTCCACCAAGTCACCTTCTTGATAGCCTTCTGGTGAAACTTCTCCACCACCAAACATTGGGGACATATTCGAAAGTTGTGCCTGTTCAATCAATGCATCAATATTTTCATGAGCGGCATTATCTGAAACCGCATTCAACTGTCTTAAAAATGGTAATCCTAACATATCCGCTGACTCTCTTTTAATTACAAATTCTCCGGGAGTTAACATTGCCGGAACTGTATCTGTATTACCGCCCGGCATTAATCCCTAATCTCCACATGAACCAAATCATCAAAATTATTATCCTTAATTTCTCCGTCCGAGTCCCAATCTCCACCCCAGCGTATATTTACACCAAGTTGTTTACCAATACCTCGAACCATTCCTCCCATATAATGAAACCTTTCTCTATCTTTCCAATCAATAGGATAAGGCGCTAAGTCCACAGCCTTACCTGCCATATGTTTGGAATACTTAACCTTAGTGGCTCCTTTTTCAAGAAGTTCTGCCTGTCGTTCTCTGCTCCTAACTCCTTCAATAATAGTAACATCCATTATTTTGATAAGCTCATTAAGAACATTAACCAATTTAACATTAACGCCCTTTAAGCGCTCTTTTGACCTTTTTCCGAACTTAGGCATTGTATAAATTATACATAATATATTGACAGAAACACAATAAAAACATCAATTTAATTTAAGTTTTTGCACCCGTCACCCAATTATAAGCTTTTTTAAATTTATAATAATCTAATTTTTCCTGTTTCTTCTCAATGTCGTCAACACTCATTTTATCTGTTTTGGGTGGTTTTGCAAAGTAGTCAGCATAATATAAGCCATCTAACAAATCATCATTTCTCGGTTTTGGGTGTTCAAAGAACTCATCAACAATTTCTGTCATATGTCTGTAAATATATAATTTTTTTGAGTTTACAATCTGACCCAACGCCGTTTCCAGCCTATCTTCCTTTTTCATTTTCGCCGGAGGCTTAACTCCCTTAAATAATCCGGGCATCAATCTCTTTTCATTGGCAGACATCCTCGTCACCATATCCCTAACCATTTCTTGAGCGGCAACTGTTTCAATGGTTACCCTCCTGACGGGTCTATATTTTTTAGCATATTCTATAATTTTAGCGGGGACATCAAAAGCTGGGATACGTTCCCGAAAGTAATCAATAACATATCGGTTCTTATTGGAATCAACGCCCATGACCAGTATAACTTGAAAATCAGATGTTGCACTGGCGGTTGCCGCTAAGTCAACACCAATATACACATTAATAGGAATTGCATCTTCACCTTCAATAATGAACGGCATATTACCTCTCTTTTCAAACCTGCCGTTATAATATTGGATTCTGTCTATCTTAAATGCCGCATTTGTAATATCCCGGGCATCGTTCATGTATTCCTGAGCAAACTTATTAACCAAACCCGCTTCGATAAACTCACGTTTCTTCGCATTTAGTTTCTTCTTGGAGAACTGCGATTTCCATAATGGCTCATCACCCTCTAATGCACGGTAGAAGTTCACATCCCAAGGATATGTCCTTTTGTCCTCTTTGGCTTTCTTCCAACCATCATAGACCATCTGTAAAAATGAATCGTAGTGAACAATGGTGCCTGCAAGCCATATCCAGCCCTCGTTTCCGGGGGTCTCCTCAAGCGCAGGAAAAACCGTAGATACAATCCATTTCTTGATTTCAGACCTTCGCTCGGGAGTCTTGGTATTCAATTCGGACTCAAAGTCATCAAGGACTATACCAGTATACCGGACATCTACCTCAGAACGACCCCTTAACCGCTGGGATGTTCCCTTGGCTATTACCCGGTCTCCCTTTGGAGTGACTAAATCT